GTCATAGCAAACCTCCTTAGTTAGGAGACACTATTAGGCTGTTACAACCCACTCTTCATCGAAGTTGCTGGCTGCATTACCGTTCTCAAGTTCGGTTCGTAATTGTGCTCTTGTTCCTGCACTAATTACGGTAGCATTGTGTGTACATACAGCTGCACATTCAGGACGAATAACACCAGTTCCACCCATCATTGAAGCAACAACAAAGTTTGTGTTTCTTCGGATGTCTTCAACACTATCAACTTTCATTCCTTGTAAGGAAAGAGCAGCTACACAGTTTGATTGGAAAATTAGTGCTTCAACTCCAGCATGATCAAAGTCAAGATTGTACCTTGACTCGCCAATTTCAGAACCAGATGCTGCATAATCAATAGTTGGTATATGATTTGATTTAAGAATAGTAGCACCCATGTACTCAAGGCTATCATCCATTGGTGATCCCATTCGGAATCCAGCACCGATGCCGCCTGTTTCAGGAGCACCTGCCATCATTGGCTGTACATTACGGACATTAGTAACGTCAGTAGCGGGAGTACCAGACGCACGACAAACACCTAATGAGCGAATGTCTTGGAAAGCTTTTGGAGATACAACTGCGTATACACCATCAGTAGGAGCACTTCTTTCTTGTAAGTTTGTAATAAAGTCTTCAACTGATTGAAGAAATAGCAAGGCTGCTTCTGTTCGGTTAGCACTATCTGAACCTATACCTAAACTAGCAAAATGCTCATCAGCGAACATTTGACTATCATAAGAAGTAGCAGCATTAAAAGAACTACCCCGTGGATCAGAAGTCATTCCACCTTCAGCAGCAGCACGACCAATGTAAGCAGCAATTTGCTTATCACGAGCGTTAGCAAGTGTTAAACCTGCTTGACGTGCTAGCTCTGCTCGGTATTCCCATTGTGTAATCATAAGGTCCACATTGTCTAATTCAAAGTGAGCAGCAAGAGGACGAGCATCTAATTTCACAGAGAAAGTAGTTGATGATGAACTGTTACCGCCAACTAATTCTTCACCTGCATTCCATGCAGTCTTTAGATTGACAGTACCTGTGATTGGAAATTCCATTTCTCGACCACTAGCAATAGTTTTGTGGTCTACTAATTTTTCAAACATATTGTAGGCATCATAGGCGTGAATAACTTCGCCTGACCAAATAGGCAGCCAAAGCTTATCTGCACCTGCTGCACCACCGGAGGTGGCTGCACTAGCTGCCTGAGCTCTGTATTCTAGATTTGTTGAATTAAAACCCATTGTAATATCCTTTCATAGATATATAATAGTAAATAAAAATTAAAAAATATGCCGTATGTTGGGTCTATTGTTTTTGTTCTATGCTATCCATTGCCCAATAGGGGGGATTTACAATAGATAAAACATTTCGATTATCCTTAAGTAGGCAAGTTAGCCCAGTTTGTAACTGAGGCTCGTTGTTCCACGTTTGATCTAAAAGTAGCATCAAGGTGGTAATTAGGATTGTTGCGATCTGCGTAAAATTCTCTTTTACTTCTATAACCTTCAGGTCCACCTACAGCAGAAGAAGTAGCTGCCCTTGTTGGTGCAGAAATAGGCTCTTTTGCTTTAGCCTGTTGTACTTGTGCTGCTGGTGCTGCTTGGTCATACATAGATGCAAGTCCTCGTAGGGTCACTTCGTAGTTAGGAGATGCGAGTCCTTCATTAATAGCAACTTGTTGCTCTTTAGAAAGATTATTCGATGCCCATCCGAAGATTTTAGCAAGACGATCCTTGCCTCCTACTTTTTCAGATGCTTGACCAAAGGCTTCTCTTGCTTTAGCTTTTTGTGCAGCTAAGAAATCTTCAATCATCGGCTTGGTAAAACCAGCCTTCTGTTGGATTTCTGCTTTTGTAGCTTCAGAAAGAGTACCACTGGTAGCAACTTCAAGAGACCATGTTTTATAATCATCATCCGTAAATCCTCGTTGAGCCTGTTCATCTGCAGTAGTTGCTTCTGATTCTTCTGGTTTAGAAGGTATTCGCAATTCATCTATAGATGAAGGTTGTTCAACTGGAATTTCTGGTTGAGGTATTTCAGGAGTCTCAGCTGTTGGC